CAATATCAGGAAGATCAATGCGGATACCGATGTTACGTTGATTGATGGCGGTGTCATCAGCCCCGACGAATCACGGCAGCGCATCGCGAATGATCCCGATAGCGGGTATGACGGCTTGACCGGGGAAGCGGATTTTGACGACGACGATGAAGCGGAGGCCGCGATGGATGCCGCGCATTGGATTACGGTCAATGGCGGCGAAGATCCGGATAATGGCGAGCGCACCGGCAAGCGAGTGTTGATCGATGGCTCAGGCAAGGTTATTGGCGGCGCTGGCGGAAAGCTGAATGGCAAGACGTTTTCTAAGGTTAAGAGCAAGTCAAAGGATGTTGAAAAGAAGGATATTGCCCCTAAAGCATCAAATAATTTGACAGAAACAAGGAAAGAGAGCAATAATAAACCCGAATCAAACAAAGCCGATGAGGGTAAGAAAATGAGAACTACAGAGCAAGCCACAGAAGAATTTAATAAGGCCGTAAATCATGTTGTATTTTTGAAAAACGGTTCGCCTCTGCCTTATGTGAAAACAGTTCTTAGGGATGTGGCAAAGCGGCACAACATAACAAACACAAATGAAGCAATGTTGAAGATGTTTGAAGAGTTTGATGAAGAAGCATCTAAACATGATAAGCACTACGGATTGTCTTTATATTTAAACAATCGAATTGCAAAGATAAATAACTTGACTTACTAAGGAACGGTGAATTGTCATGAAAGCAAAGGCATATTTTAAAGACTCTGAAATATTTGAAGAAATCGACATTGACGACGAAGATCAATTTGATATAGCTGTTGATGATTATAAGACGCGCGGTTTCCTTGTTGCGTTATGTGATGATGAATGGAATCAGGTTGGCGTGACACTATGACCGCATCAGAAGCGGCAAGGTCGGCAGGGCTTAAAAACCTTGCCGAAGTCTCAAAAATAACCGGTGTCAGCACTCAGACCTTAAACAACTGGTTTAACAATAAACCTGACTTGTTTAAGGTCGTGCTGGCCGGTTGCATTTCATTACTCAATGAAAAACACAAAAACGCTTAAGCCCGTCTATCCCAATGCCGGCATCAGCGCCGAATACCAACGCCGACTTAAAAAGCTGGTGCGTGAAATGCACAAATCAATCGCGTACTGGCTGACGTCATCCTACAAGGCCAATTATCCCGGTATTGCCCAGGACGATGCTATACCAGCAGACGCGCTTCAAGAAGTCATGGACAAGCTGGCCAAGCAATGGCTGAAAAACTTTGACGAGGGCGCCGAAAAGCTGGCGCTCTGGTTCGCGCAAAAGACGAAGAATTACTCTGACGGATCGCTACAACGAATCCTTAAGGATTCGGGCTTTGCCGTGAAGTTCACAATGACCGAATCGATGCAGAACGCCTATGTTGCCGTGATCAATGAGCAGGTCGGCTTAATCAAGTCGATTGCTCAGCAGCATTTGACGGACGTACAGGGGCTGGTGATGCGGTCGGTTCAGCAAGGCCGAAAGCTGTCAACGTTGACCGATGAGTTACAGAAACGCTACGCATTGACGCGTAAACGGGCGATTCTTATCGCGCAGGACCAGAGCAACAAGGCCACTGCCACGCTCAACAGAACGCGGCGGCTTGATATGGGCCTGACCCACGCGCGTTGGCATCATTCACACGCGGGTAAAACCCCGAGACCGTCACACTTGAAAGCTGATGGCGAGGTTTACGATATTCGTAAGGGCATGTTCCTGGATGGCAAATGGACACATCCAGGAATGGAAAACAATTGCAGATGTACCGATTCCGCTATTCTGGTCGGATTCAACGATTAGCCGGCTTGTAGCACTCATTAAACACGGACTCTTTGACCTGGTCCGGACTCGCATATCCTGAGTCATAAATGATATCAACAACCCCTTGAATCCCCTCTTCTGGGAAATTCCATTTAGACCCTGATCCAAACTGCCCTGTGGCGATCTGCATCGCCGCCTGTGCGGGCAATTGATTGTTTCTTACGCTGGCCACGGTACTGGCCATGGCCGCAATACCGGCGCATTGCTCTAACTCTTTATCGACAACCGGCCCGGCCTGAGCGGTCGGAAAATTCCAGACCAGTACCAACAACAAGAGAACCAGCAGTAATTTCAGTTCTCTGAAAAAGACTGCGGCGAATAGTACCGCCAAAATTCCTAATAACATTTCGTACTCCACTTTGATGATTGAAACTCGATTATATAGCACCGATAGCGCATGTGTTATAGGGGTATCCACGGATTTTTTGCTGATGGAGCCTAGCCATGCCTGAATTACTGCTAGCCTTTGATCGCTCGTCACGCACAGTCGATGCCGATGGCCGCTTGCATGTGGCTATGTCGAACATCAGTAAGGCCACCGTTAATCCTTATTATGGCCGCGAGATACCGGGGCATAAAGAACTCGGACTGGATGCCGACCGAATTTATCAATTGCTGCGTGATCCGGAAGAACTGGCCAAAGGCGCCGCCTCATTTAATCACATCCCTTTGCTGGATCGGCATGTCCCGGTTTCCGCTGACGACCCGAAAAAGGAAAACGTAGTCGGTAGTACCGGTACTGATGCCGAGTTCGTTAAGCCGTTCCTTCGCAACTCGCTTGTGGTTTGGGATGCGGCGGCGATTGCCGGCATTGAGACCAAGGAACAGTGTGAACTGTCCTGTGCTTACCGTTACACGCCCGATATGACACCAGGAGAGTTTGAAGGCGTTAAATTCGATGGAGTGATGCGCAATATCATCGGGAATCATGTGGCGATTGTGGAGCTTGGAAGAGCTGGCCGCGACTGTGTTGTTTCCGATTCAGACCCTTTTAAACAACCCGAGAACAAACCAATGACCAAAGAAGAACTTTTGGCCGCAGCGCTGAAGCTGGCGCAAGACGCGGCTATTGATCCGAAAGAACTCGCCAAAATGCTGGCTGGCGACGCTGAGCCCGAAAAGGAAGAGACCGAAGAAGAGGAAGCCGTTGCCGAGGATGAGGACGACGAAGAAGAAGAGAAGGACGACAAAAAAGCCATGGATGCAGCTATCAACGCCGCTCACGATGCCGCGATGAATAAGTTCAAAGCCATCCGTCAGGCCGAAAAGGATGTGGCGCCGATCATTGGCGAAGTGGCCGCGATGGATAGCGCCGAAGCCGTTTATAAGCTGGCGCTTGATCATCTGAACATCGATGTGACCGGCGTTCACCCGTCCGCCTATCCATCGATAATCAAACTGGCCACAGCAAAAGCCGAGAAGCCAAAAATGGCGCATGATGCGGCGGCGGCTTCTGATTTCGCAACACAATTCCCTACCGCTGCAAAGCTTAAATCTATCTAACGGAGCCAATAATGACTGGTTTTCAATCTGCAATTAATGTTAATCCGGCTCCTGGTAAGCCCGGCGATTTCGCCAGCAACAACCCGCGGGCCTCTGTTCTGTCCGGCCCTGGTGGCCTGATCGCTGGCACTGATGGCGTCACTGTTGGGCGTTTTGCCTGGATCGACCCGTTTACTAAGGAAGTGGTCCAGCATGGCGCCGGCGCACCGATTGGTTTTGTGGCCAATGAACTGCAAGCGTCCATCACCACATGGCTTGCCGAAAGCTCTGAGCTGATTCAGGCCGGGCGCCCGGTATCGTTGTATAACCGGGGCGATTTCTGGGCTAAATCCTCAACTCAAGGCATTCGCGGCCAGAAGGTTTACGCGAATCTGGCAACCGGCGCACTCAGCACGGCGGCTACCGGCTCACCCACGTCAAGCGGCTCTGGCTCTGCGTCGAGTGTTGCGGCTAACGCCACTCTGTCGTTTACCGGCGTTATTGCCCGTACAACTCAGCCCTCTGGCGATGAAGGCGTTCCGGTTCTGACGGCCTCTGCTGTCACGGGCACTATCGTTCCCGGCGCTCTGCTGTCTGGTACAGGCGTTGTCACAGGCACGCGCATTGTTAAGCAACTGAGCGGCACGACCGGCGGCGCAGGCACTTATGAAGTTTCTATTGCGCAAGACGTGGCTAGCACCACAATCACCGGCGCTCATGGCGTTCTGACTGTCGGCGGCACGGTGACAGGTTCATTTGGCGTAGGCGCGGTTATCAGTGGCACCGGCGTTGATGCGGGCACGGTCATTACCGCACTGGGCACCGGCACCGGCGGCTCGGGCACTTATATCGTTGACTCCGCTACCGTGGTAACGAGCACGGCCATTGCTGCTACAGGCAACGTGGAGACCGATTTCTATGTGGAATCTAACGGCGCCGCCAACGAACTTATCAAAATCTCAACACGAGGCTAATTAAATGCTACAAATCAATCACAATGAATTAGCCCGGCATGGTGTGCATGTTCCGATGGCTAGAGGGCTGCTAGAGCCTCACGAACTGGCCATGGATATTTCACTGGCCATGGATGCCCAGCCGGCACTGGTCACCGCATCGAACGCGGGCGTTCCGGCTTTCCTGACTAACTACCTGGACCCTGAAATCATCCGCATTCTGGTCACGCCTAATAAGGCGGCCTCGATCCTGGGCGAGACTAAAAAGGGCGACTGGACCACGCAAACAGCAATGTTCCCGGTTGTTGAGTCAACGGGCGAGGTAGCTTCTTACGGCGATTTTGACGCTAACGGTTCTGTAGGCTCAAATGCGAACTGGGTCAGCCGTGAATCCTATCTGTTCCAGACCGTGACCCAATGGGGCGAACGTGAACTGGCCATTGCCGCCGAGGCGAAGATCAATTACGCGCAGAACCTGAACGTAGCGTCTACGCTGGTGCTCGATAAGTTCATGAACGCATCGCACTTCTACGGCGTTGATGGTCTGAAAAACTACGGCATTCTGAATGATCCTGCCTTGCAAGCGGCGATTGCTCCCGACGCTACCGGCGCGAGCTCAGGCACGTTATGGAGCACGAAAGACGGCGCCGCTATTTATGGCGATATCGTCAAGTTGTTCGGTCAGCTGGTTACTCAGACTAAAGGCCTGGTCGAGCGTGATGCGCGTATGTGCCTCGCCATGTCTCCAGAAATGGAGGTCAACATGACCAAGACAAACCAATACAACGTCAATGTCACTGACCAGATCAAAAAGAACTTTCCGAACATCCGCATCGAAACGGCCACGCAATATGCGACTGCTGCCGGCCAGCTGATGCAACTGATTGTTGAAAGCATCGACGGTCAGGATACCGGCTATTGTGCGTTCAATGAGAAGTTGAGAGCGCATCCGATCAAGGTTGATCTGTCCAGTTTCGCACAGAAAAAGACATCCGGCACATGGGGCGCAATCATCAAGCAGCCTTTGGCAATCGCTCAAATGATCGGCCTGTAATCAAGCATCAATCAAGCATTCAATAACCCGCCTCGTGCGGGTTTTTTCGTTTTAAGGACTTCATAAAATGGCAACAATTACAGTAGGGTGCAAACTTCCGGCAGGCCTGCATCTGGATCATAACGGCATCCGCGTTACCCTCAATGGCTCCAATTCATCAAACATTATCGGAGGCTATGGCCTAACCCATGGCGTTGATAAAGATTTCTTTGATGCCTGGTGCAAAGCCCATGCGGACTTCGAGCCACTGAAACAGGGATTGATTTTCGCACAGGAAAAAGAGGTTAACGCGAGAGCCGAAGCCAGCGATAAGCAAGCGCTCGAAAACGGCTTTGAAGGCATCGACCCCAACAAGCCCGGTAAAAAGGTCAAGGGCATCGAGAAGGCTGACGTTTAATGGCTGTCGTCGTCTTTGATGAAACCGCCTTTAAAGCGCGGTATCCCGAGTTTGCAGCCCTGACCAGCGCGGTGCTGTCGGCCTATTTCACCGAGGCGACGATCTATTTAAACAATACCGAATCCAGCCCGGTTACGGATGAAGCTCAGCGGGCTGTTCTGCTGAATATGCTGGTCGCGCACATTGCCTTTTTGAACTCATCCAGTTCGGCTAACTCCGGACTGGTCGGGCGCATTGCCTCGGCCACTGAGGGTAGCGTATCCGTCACAACCGACGTGGGGCCGATGACCGGCTCACAGGCTTGGTTCATGCAGTCGCGTTATGGTGCGGCTTACTGGCAAGCCACCGCTCCTTACCGGACGTTTCGTTATGCGCCAAGGTATGTACAATGACGAGCATCAGCTTTAAAGGCGGCGGCAAGCTGAAAGCCAAGTTGCAGGAGATTGCCAGCCAGACCGGCAACGCCAAAAGCCTGAAAGTGGGTTTCATGGCCGATGCCGATTATCCGGACGGAACTAAAGTGGCCATGGTTGCAGCCATTCAGAACTTCGGCGCCCCGGCAGCTGGCATTCCGCCCCGGCCATTTTTCAGCAACATGGTGAAAGCCAAGTCGCCCAGGTGGGGCGAATCGCTCGGAAACATGCTGGAGCGCACCGACTTCGACGGCGAGAAAGCGTTAAATCTCATGGGCGAGGGTATCAAGGGCCAGTTGCAGCGGTCGATTAACGAGACCAATGAACCGGCCCTGTCACCTGTCACCGTGGCCAAAAAGGGCTTCACAAAACCTTTGATTGACACGGCCAACATGATAAGGGCAGTTTCCTACATCGTTGAAGGTGATACGGAATGAACCTGCACGGCATCGTTTCCGGGGCTATCGCCGCGGTTAATCCGTTTATCGATATCACGATCAAGACCAGCACCGGCTATACGACCGGCGCCGACGGATCGCAAACGCCGACTTACTCCACATCGTCGACCACAGGACAGGTGCAGGCGCTATCCGGTAGCGACATCAAGCGCATCGAAGGGCTTAATATTCAGGGCGTAGTGCAGAAAGTTTACCTGAACGGCAACTATGAAGGACAGTTCCGAGCGCTGGAAAAGGGCGGCGATTTGCTGATCTTCGGCGGCAGAACCTATCTCGTTACCGTCGTGTTAGAGCGCTGGCCGGACTGGTGCGCCGTGGGCGTGACCATGCAACTGGATTGAGGCGTGGTGATATGTCACAAACAGTAAACAATCAATGCCCTAGCATGATTTCATGCCAACAACTTATTTTTAAATGCAATTCAATCGTTTAAACACTGGCATGATTCTTGATATAGGCATTGTTTCCAAAATGTACCAAATCACCGCGCGGGATAGCTGATGGCCGCTGTGTACGCAAGCGTTACCGAAACCAACGCATTAACCGCGCTCCGGACGTTTATCTTGTCGCTGGTCGATTGCGAGGTGATCCGAACCCCGGCTAATCGTGCCTCGTTGCCCGACGGTGATTTTGTCGCTATGTCGCCGGTCTCGCTGTCACCCTTGGCCACCAACACGCACAACTACACGGAAACGACACAGACCATTTTGCGGCCTGATCAATTCGGCGTACAGATTGATTGCTACGGCGCCCGCGCAGGCGACCGGGCCAAAGTACTGTCAACGCTGTTTCGGGATGCTATTGCGGTCCAGTCGTTTAAAGCCTCGGGCTATGACATGGCGCCGCTGTATGCGGAAGATGCGCGGCAAATGCCCATCGTATCGGGCGAAGAACAGTATATCGAGCGCTGGTCGTTTGAATGCGCCATGCAATTGAACCCGCTGATTACACTGGCCCAAGAAACAGCCAACGAATTAGAACCCGGCTTGATCAGTGTTGATCGGGTGTATCCGCCTTAACTAGAGTATGTGATATAATTGCATTGTGCGGATAGGTTGGCCGACCGACAAAGACAGCACCTTACTGTCTTTCCGCACACCATTCAATAAGGTCTGATATAAGGAATCAGAAATGAATCAAAAAACTTGCAGCATATGCAAAGAACAAAAGCACGTATCTCAATTCAACAAAGACAAGAGCAGAAAAGACGGGTTTGGCAACAAATGCAAAACATGCTACCCAGCTTATCAGAGAGAAGTCCATGCAAGAAGAAAGGATAGTCGACGTCAGTATGCCGACGAAAACAGAGAAAAATTAAGAGCGGATTCAAACAGGCACTATTATTGGAATAAAGAAAAAATATCGCAACAACGGAAATTAAGACTGGGAAGCAAGAAAAAATCTTTTCTTGAATCGCTTCATGAGTCTCATGTTCTGTTGTGGAAAGAGTTGTTTCTAACTGAAATTAGAAAGGAAAGAAGAAGATATTGCGCCAGAATTGCTTACTCTTTAAACAAAGATAGATACTATGCTGTAAAAAAAGAATGGAAGATTAAAAACAAGGGAAAAGTAAAGGCTATACGTCAAAAGTACAGGCAAGGCAATCCCGATAAGGTCAGTTTTTGGTATAGAACCAGAAGAATCTTGATGCAAAATGCTTCGGTGCCATGGGCTAATGAATTTTTTATAGAAGAGGCTTATGACTTAGCTAGATTAAGGACAAAACTGACCGGATTAGAGTGGCATGTTGATCATATCGTTCCGATAAATTCAGAATTAGTGTGCGGACTTCACGTTGAGAATAACATTCAGGTAATACCATATTTAGAGAATGTCATGAAATCCAATCGCTATTGGCCTGACATGCCGTAAACATAAACTAGATTTAAAACAAACAAGGCTCACTTCGGTGGGCTTTTTTTTACCTAAAAATAAGGAAACTTATCGTGGCAATTCCTGCTTCACAAATAGTAACCGTAAATCCAGGCGTCATCAGCGGCGGCGGTAACGCCCTCGCGCTCAATGGTGTCATTTTAACCGACGATACCGCCGTTCCTATCGGAGCCGTTCAGTCGTTTGCTACTGCCGCCTCTGTTGCTGCATTTTTTGGTGATGACTCAGACGAGGCAGAACTTGCCGAAACGTATTTCAGAGGCCGCAACAACGCCACTTTAACGCCCGGCCTATTGTATTTCGTCCAATACAACGCCGCCGCGGTCGCCGCTTATTTACGCTCCGGCAGCATGGCATCCACGACACTGACGCAACTACAGGCATTTTCCGGCACATTAACACTAAGCATTGACGGTACGCCGATCACGTCATCAGCCATTGACCTTGCGACCGCCACCAGCTTTTCGGATGCGGCGACCAAGATCGAGGCGGGCTTTACCACGCCGACCTTTGCAGTTACTTATGACGCGGTTCGGGATGCCTTTGTCTTTACGACCGATTCAACGGGCGCCGCTTCCACGATCACGGAAGCCACCGGCACACTAGCGGCGAGCCTGAAACTGACCACGGCGACCGGCGCCGTATTGTCACAAGGCGCAGACGCGGCAACACCTAACACGGCCATGAATGCCGTTATTGCTCAAACACTGAATTGGGCGACATTCATGACCACGTTTGAACCATCGGCAGCGGATAAAGTGCTGTTTGCTGACTGGACGAACGCACAAAACAACCGCTTTGCGTATGTGATGTGGTCAACCGAAGTGGCGGCGCTGACCGTGCCCGATACTACGTCGTCAATGGCGCAAATCATCGCAGCAGGCTATTCCGGCACTTGCGGTATTTATGTTGATAGCTCGGTCGATTCTACGGCCAACGTGGCCGCGTTCATCTTGGGCGCTACAGCAAGCCTCGACTTTGCCAGAACGAATGGCCGCATTACTTATGCGTTTAAATACCTGTCCGGCCTGCTGGCCAGCGTGACCGATGCCACTGTCGCAAGCAACCTGAAAACGAACGGTTACAACTTCGTGGGCAACTATGCAACTGCGAATGATGACTTCACGTTCTTCTATCCCGGCAGTGTATCGGGCGATTATTTGTTTTTGGATGAGTACGTCAACCAGATTTATCTGAATAGCCAGTTGCAGCTGGCCGCTATGGTTTTACTGACCAGCGTTAATTCCATCCCCTACAACGACGACGGAAAAACGCTCGTTCGCGCTGCGTTGATGGACCCGATTAACGAGGCGTTGAACTTTGGCATGATCCGCGAAGGCGTAGCTCTGTCCTCATCGCAGGCGGCACAGGTTAACTCGGCGGCAGGCATAACTATCGATGGCGTATTAAGCACACGTGGCTGGTATTTGCAGGTCAATGACGCAACGGCGCAGGTCAGGGCGGCACGGGGTTCTTTCCCTCTGACCCTATGGTATACCGACGGAGGCTCTGTACATGCCATCGTTTTAGCCTCAATCGTCATTCAATAAGGATTAACAACCATGGCAACAATTACCTCCGCAAATAGCACGCTTTATCTCGGCGTCGATTCTCTGTTTAACGTACCCGTTCGCATCGAGGGTTACGCCGCGGACGACGCTTTTACCGCTCAGGACGTGACGACCGGCGAAACGCTGATGGGCGTTGATGGGCATTTGTCGGGCGGCTTCACGCCTTATCCGGTCCCACTGGAAATCACATTGCAGGCAGACTCCGCGTCAATGGCTTTCTTTGAAACGCTGATGACCGCCGAAGCGCTAGTGAAAGAAAAATACGTCCTGAATGGAACGATTCTATTGCCGGCCACAAATCGCCTTTACACCTTCACGCGCGGATTCATCCAGAAAGCCAGCCCCATGGCGGCGGCCAAAAAGGTTTTGCAGCCTCGCAAATTCGAAATCATCTTTGAACGCATGACCGTAGCGCCAGTTTGATATGAGAAAAACATCAACCTACACCGAAACCGCCGACAATCGCGACAAGGGCAAGGTATTCAAGCTTGAGGAAATGAGCGCCGACCAAGCGGAAGCCTGGGCGCTCAAGGCGTTTTTCGCAATCATGAATGCCGGTATTGACGTTCCCGATAATTTGGCCGATCTGGGCTTTGCTGGTATTGCGACGGCAGGGCTTAATGCGCTGGGCAAGGTGGATTATGAAACGGCACGGCCATTGCTCGATGAAATGATGACCTGCGTTCAGATCATCCCCGACCCGGCAAAACCGAACGTGGCCAGGGCGCTATTCCCCGGCGATATCGAAGAAGTGGCCACTAAACTGAAACTGCGCAAGGCCGTCTTTGATCTGCACGTCGCTTTTTAAATCGCCGTCGCCCGCTCGACTTCGGACCGGGCGACGGCGGCGATGATGGATTAATGAACTACCAGAACGTGCCCCGGCTAATCGGGGCTGCTCTATCGCATAAAGTGGCCACCCTGCACGAACTCCAAACCGTTTACAGTCTTGAGGATGTTTACAACCTGCTCGAAGTGGTGAACGTGGATGCCTACAACCAAGATTTGATTATCAAGAGAAACGCTAAATCATGAACGTGATTGATCAGTTGGTCGTAACGCTCGGCTTAGACAATAGCGGCTTTAAGCGCGGCACGGAAGAAGCAGGCAAAGTGCAAGACGGCTTTGTCGATCAGTCGCGCCGGCAGAATGCCGAACTGGATGACCTGGGCAAGAAATCCGCTCAGGCGCAATCGGACCGCGCTAAAGAACTGAATGCCAGGGCTAAAATAGCGGCTGAATCGTTCGCAAAAATACGCAATCAAGCCTTAAGCCTGTTTGCCGTGTTTACGGCGGGCAAAGGCGTTAGTAACTTCACCTCCGACACCATCAGCTCTACGGCGGCACTAGGTCGGCTGTCAGAAAATACCGGCGTGGCCGAATCCAAGCTGGCCGCGCTGAACCTGATGGCGAAGAATGCCGGTGGGTCGGCTGAGGAAATGATGGGCGCCGTGGGCCGGGCGGCTAAAGTCGTGGCTGATTTTCAACTCGGTATGCGCGGCGAGGAAGTGGCGTCATTCTTCCAATGGGGCGGCACTAACGAAGGCTTGCAAGATACTGAATCCTACCTGCTGGCCGTCTCCGCCATCCTGAAAAAAGCCATGGAGGAGCGCGGCGAACTGGCTGCGCTATCGATTGCGCAGCGCATGGGCTTTGGCCGGAACCTATTCAACATCCTGAAAGGCGGTCCCGAGGCATTAAGCGCCCAGATGGCGGCAAGCGAAAAGCTGACCGGCATCAATGAGAAGCAGGCGCAACAGGCGCAGATGCTGTTTGAAAAGTGGAACAATCTCAAAGCCTCGTTCGAAAGCACCGGGCGCGAGATCCTGTTCAACCTGACACCCTATCTCGACAAGCTGATTGCCAAACTCAATGAGTTCTCGGCCTGGGTCAAGTCCGATCAGTTTAAAAAATGGCTGGAAGAGTCTGCCGAAGCAGTTAAGAGCTTCACGAGCCATGCCGACGAATTTGTTCAGACGATAGGCGGCTGGAAAACCGTCTTATCCGGCCTGCTGGCGCTGAAAGTAGCCGAATTTGTGGCGCCGTTATTGCTGCTGACTGGCGCATTAACCGGCGTATCCACCGCGCTGCTTGCAGTGAGTGCGGCGGCGGCCACGGGCTACGGTATCGGCAAATACATTGATGAAATGCTGCCAGACACAACAAAGGGCGCTATCGGTGAATGGGTTGCTCGCTTTATGGCAACCTTCGGCAGCGAGGAGGCAAAAAAAGCCCTGATCGATAGCGGTGCCGCTCCGCAGTCCTCTATTTTTGACGCCTACGATGACGTGATGCAGGGCGCTAAAGAGAAATACGGACGCTTCAAGGAAGGGTTGGCCGGCCAGAAAGAACAAATAGCCATTGATTTTTTCAAGGGCAAAGGCTGGACGCAAGAGCAGGCAATCGGCATCGTGGCTAATTTCAAGGCTGAAAGCGGCTTGAAAACGGATGCGGTGGGCGATGGCGGACAGGCTTACGGCATTGCTCAATGGCATCCGGATCGGCAGGAGCGGTTCAAGCAGTGGTCGGGTCATGATATTAGGCGCTCATCGCTGAATGAGCAGCTGGCGTTTGCTCAATACGAACTGGAGACGACCGAGAAAGCCGCCGCAATCAAGATCAGATCCGCAAAAACAGCCGCCGAAGCAACCAATGCCGCACAGATCCATTATGAGCGCCCCGACCCAAAAAACCGGGCATCCGATACCGAAAAACGACAAACGATTGCTTATCAGATGGAGGGCCGGCAGGTAGCAAAAGCGCCTGACATTAAGACGCCTGATATCAAAGCGCAGCCCGTCATTCATTCCCCGGTCCGTCAGGCCATGAGCGCGAAACATTCAACGATCAACACGACGCACAATAACCCCGTCAGCAACAGTTCAACCTCGGAAACCAAAATCGGCCAGATCGTGATTCACACGCCGGCCACCGATCCAAAGCGCGTCGCCGCTGAAATACCGGCAGCGATTGAGCGGAGGACGCAGACATTTAACGCGGCCTCAGGGATGCGTCAATGAGTCTTTATCCGAATGTACCCGATCTGCCCGGCGTCCCGCCAATTGCGCGTGACATCCTGGCGCCGGTTGCCGTGATCGCCTCGCCCATTGTTTCCCGCTTCCTGTCGCTATTTGACCAGACCTGGGGGGTATTTGACGAGGACAATAATAAAGTGTTGGCGCCGGATTCGTTCCTGGGCATTGAGTTTCAAAACGCCTTCAATATCTCGAATTACCCGGTGGAACAAGGCGCATTTGCCAGCTACAACAAGGTGAATAATCCATTCGCCTGCTGGGTACGAGTGGCCAAGGGCGGCAGCAAAGAGGATCGTGACGAGTTCCTGGAAGCACTCGGCACACTGTCAAAAAGCCTGGACCTATACACGATTGTCACGCCCGAGAAAGTGTACCCCGACGTGAATCTGGAAACCTTCGATTATCGCCGGGAAACCGACAACGGGGCCGGCATCATCATTGCTAATTGCAAGTTTATCGAGATCCGACAAGCAACTGCCGAATACAGCAACACCAAATCACCGACCGCCAGCGAAACCCAGGACCAGGGCACGGTAAAAGCGGCATGAACATTATCCCTATCAAAGCTACGCCCAATCAAACATTTAAGGTAGTCCTGGCTGGCCAGTATTGCCGCATTAACCTTTACACCCTATCAACCGGCCTGTATCTGGATCTGCTGGTCGATAATGCGCCTATCATCACCGGCCGCCTGTGCTTGAATGGCGTCCTATTGGTCCGTCAATCCTATCTCGGGTTTATTGGCGATCTGGTCTTTCACGATACACAGGACTCAGCCGACCCGGTTTATGACGAACTCGGCAGCCGCTATCAATTGCGCTACCTGACACCGGAGGAAGCGGATGCTATCGCGTAGGCGCATTGATATCACGATCACGCTCGGCGAGGGGCGCTTCGGCGAACAGGAAGGCGACACGGTTGATCTGACCGGCTTCCGCGTCCACGCGCACATCAACGCCGTCGGCGGGGAAGCGCAAGGGCAATGCCAGTGCATTATTTACGGCTTGCCGCTTTCGACCATTAACCGCTTGACCACGATAGGCCCGAATCAGAACCAGATTATGGGCAAAAACACGCTGACGCTTAAGGCCGGCGACGATGGCGAGACGCTGAAAACGGTCTTTGTCGGGCAGATATTCACGGCCTATGGCGAATTCAACCAAGCGCCGGACGTAGGGCTGTCGATTGTCGCCTATTCCGCTGCAGCAGCCGCCGCGCGTCCGGCTGACCCTGCTTCATTCAAAGGGGCGGCTGATGTGGCGGAAATCATGGCCGGTTTTGCTCAAGATGCGGGTTATTCATTTAAGGATGGCGGCGTCAAGGTCACGCTGTCGAACCCCTATTTTTACGGCACGAAACTTGAGCAAATCCGCAAATGCGCCCGAGACGCGAACATTGAATACAGCATCGATAAAAACGTGTTGTCTATCTGGCCGGTCGGCGGCCATGCGGAAGGCGAGCCGATCACCTTGAGACCGTCAAACGGCTTGGTCGGCTATCCGCAACTCTCATCAAACGGCATCAGCATCACCAGCATTTTTAACCCGGCTGCCGAACTCGGCGGGCGGTTCATTATTGAGGGGAGCGAATTACCCATGGCCAACGGCAACTGGGGGATCTTTAGCGTGGTCCACGCGCTGGAAAGCGAAACACCGAACGGACAGTGGTTCACCTATATAGAAGGATCGGGGCGTGTCGAATCAACAGATTGAGGCCGGTTATCAAACCACGGCAAAACCGGAATCCGCCGGCAGTGATTTTAACGCGAATGCGTTTCTAATTCGCCAAATACTGGGGCAAACCAATGTCGCTATTCTGGTGCAAATTAAGGGAGTTACGAATAATGGCGAGCTTTCACCTGTCGGCTTTGTTGACGCCTTGCCCCTTGTTAACCAGCTTGACGGTTTTGACAACGCTATTCCTCATGGCGTTCTGCATCATTTACCGTATGTGCGCATCCAGGGCGGCACGGATGCGGTCATTATTGACCCGCAAGTAGGCGATATCGGCATTGCCATTTTTGCCCATTCCGACATATCAGCCGTTAAAGCCAACGCCATGACCGATGCAAGGGGGCCAGCCAACCCCGGCAGCCGGCGCAAGTTCTCGCCCGAGGACGGCATTTATATCGGTGGCTGCCTTAATGGAACGCCCGTGCAATATGTGCAGTTTAATCAATCCGGCATCAGCATCATTTCACCGACAACCGTAACCATCAACGCTCCAGCCATCAATTCAACCGGGGAATGGACGCATACCGGCAAGATAACCGCATCCGTCGATGTGATCGGTAATGGCATCAGTCTCCATGATCACGTTCACAGCGGCGTACAGGGCGGCAGCAGCAATACAGGGGTCCCCGTATGAACACGCTTCTTTTAGATACCGTGGAATGGGATTTGGTACTCGACACGTCCGGCAATATCGCCATGGCGTCACACCCTTACTCAATTGCTCAGGATGTGGCCAGTGCGATCAAATTGTTCAAGGGCGAGCTTTGGTACAACACGGCGCCAGGTGTCCCCTACTTTTCAGAAATACTCGGCAAATACCCGCCTGAATCGCTGATCAAGGCGCGGCTCGTGGCGGCGGCCTTAACCGTGCCGAATGTGGTACAGGCTCGCGTGGTCAATTTAGGATTGAAAGACAGGCAATTAACCGGCGATGTTGAAGTTATCGACACAACAGGCGCCATCAACCGGGTTACCTTTTAATGACAAGCGTACCAGAACTGGAATTTACCCAAACCGGCGTCACGGTCCCGGCCGAGACCGACATTTTAGCCGGCGTCTTAGACGACAATAACACGGCATTCGGCGGCAATCTTAACCTCTCGCTGGAAACGCCACAGGGACAACTTGCGTCCACGCTGGCCGCGATCATCGCCGACAAAAACAGCCAGATTGCCTATGTTGCCAATCAGGTTAATCCGGATTACGCGGAAGGCCAATGGCAGGACGCTATCGGGCGCATTTACTTTATTGACCGCATCGCCGCACAAGGGACCGCCGTGCAAGCAACCTGTACCGGGCTGGCCGGCGTCGTTATCCCGGTCGGCGCCAAGGCCAAGGACACATCAGGCAATATCTATACCTGCACGCAGGCCGGCACGATACCGACAGGAGGCAGTATAGAACTTTCATTCGTCTGCACGACCACCGGCCCTATTGCCTGCCCCATTGGTGCGCTCAACACGATTTATCAAGCGATACCGGGCTGGGACTCTATTACTAATGCTGACGCCGGCACGGTGGGCCGCGATGTAGAAACCCGCGCGGATTATGAGGCTCGGCGCCGTGCGTCCGTCGCGCTCAATGCTCAGGGTTCGCTGGCGTCCGTCTATGCCGCCGTGCTGAATACCGATGGCGTGATTGATGCCTATGTCCATGAGAATTTCACCGGCGCCCCGGTCACGGTCGGCTCGACTGATTACGAATTAGCGGAACACTCCATTTATGTTGCGGCGGTCGGAGGTCTTTCGGCGGATATTGCCCATGCGATTTTTACTAAAAAGTCACCGGGTTGCGACATGAACGGCAATACCACCGAAACCGTAGAGGATGCGAGCGGATACGATTACCCCTATCCATCCTATTCGATTAAGTTTCAACGTCCGGACGCGCTGCCCATTTTGTTTTCGGTGCAGATTCAGAACAATCCGAACTTGCCGTCCAATATCGCGGATCTGGTCAAAGATGCCATTATCGCCGCGTTTAATGGCACAGATGGCGGCAGCCGAGCGCGTATCGGCTCAACCCTTTTTGCCGGCCGGTTTTATGGCGGCGTCAGTGCGACGAGCACTTATACAAGAGTGCTTGATATTGACCTGGGCACTAGTTCAGCCAATCAAAACAGCGTGGAAGTGGGTATTGATCAGGTGCCGACCATTAGCGCATCCGACATCACCGTTACGCTCGTATGATCAACTACAAAGAAACCATCATCAGCCAGTATAGCGCGAGCCCTATACTCAATCAGCTGCTCGATAACTATAACGAGTATTTAGACCCATCCGCTGATATCCAGGCTTTTTATGATTGCGTTTGGAACGTGCAGACGGCTAAGGGATTCGGCCTTGATATCTGGGGCAAGATTGTCGGCGTTGACCGTGATTTGATTGTCGATTCATCAGAAACCTATTTCGGTTTTTATGACGAAGTAGGCGATTACGCGCCCTTCGGGCAAGCGCCATTTTATAGCGGTCCGACGACCGGAACCTTTAAACTTTCCGACGATGCATTCAGGGTCCTGATCATGGTTAAGGCGCTGGCCAACATCTCAGCAACCACAATACCGGCCCTCAATCAGCTATTAAAAAATCTCTTTTCATCGCGCGGCAAATGCTACGTCAGCGATCTAGGCGCTATGCAAATGCGCTGGACGTTCGAATTTGACCTGCAACCCTTTGAAATATCCATTTTGACGCGATCCGGCGCACTCCCAAGGCCGACCGGCGTTAAGTCTTACGTTTTGCAATTCGTCCCGCCCATTTTCGGCTTTAGCGAAATGGGTTCTGATGCCTCGCCTTTTGACGAAGGTACTTTCTTAAAACACGGAGCTTTAAATGTTAGCTAGTGAAATTCCGGCAGGGGTGCCTTTGCCCTTTGCCAATTCCGGCACCAAAAACGCAATTCCAACACCGTCACAAATCGGCATCACGCCCGGCGCGGCATCGCTAACCGACGGATTCCCACCGCTGACCATGACGCCGATAGCTGCCGGCGGCGTGCCGCCGTCGGGCGCTGATTTCAACGGCATCTTTAACCTAATTACTGCTGTCCAGCAGTGGCAATCCGCTGGTGGCATTTTCAAATATGACTCTGATTTCTCAACAGCAATCGGAGGCTATCCAGCCGGCGCTGTGCTGATGAGTACAGACAATAAAACGCAATGGCTAAATCTGGCAGACAACAACGAGACAGACCCGGATTCGGGCGGCGCTGCTAACTGGATAACTATGTCGGGCGGACGGCTGCTCAAGACAACGATTTACATTAACGACGCTGGCACGCTGAAGGCATCAATCAATGGCGCGGCATTTGCTTCGGCATCATCAACATTTACGGCACTATCGTTAACGTCGTTTGTTGATGTAGAAGTTCAAGGAGGAGGGGCTGGTGGCGGCGGCGCTGCCGCAACAGCGGCGGGACAAGTATCCGCTGGCGCAGGCGGAGGGGCGGGCGGCTATTCCAGAAAGGTTATTACATCGGGATT